ATAACAAGTAAAACCAGTGCCGGGCCAGCGTGTAACTCTGTATGACCCGTTTTCCAAAGTTCCTCTAATGTCAAAACAATAAGTCATGTTTTGGTTTGTAAAAGTTAGTAGGTAGAAGTTTGCTTCCGGGTAATACACAGACTTGTAAACTTCGTTTGCTTCGTTGATTAACTGTATGATGTCCGTAGTAATTGTCCCGGACAAACTGCTTATTGGCATGGACTTTTCTTGTATCGTTCTTCCGAAGCTTCTTAAGCCAGACTGAGAAAGAAAAATTACGTCTACACCTGTGTACTGAACAGTGTCTCTGCCTACGCAGCCAACACCGGAAATAGTGTCGGACAAAGCCATAGTAGCAGGAGCATCAGCACCTGAGTAAACTACGATACTGCGTTTGCCAAAGATAATCAAAAGATTGTTATGTGCAGCTAGTGCAACAATCTCGTCAAAACCGTCAGGCCATACTTTAGCTATGTCGATGGACCCAGAGGTTCCACCGGACCAGTCATGTCCTATCAAAAGGTCAGACCAATAAACAGTTGATTTGTCTGTAGCGAAGTCAGCAGTCCATAGTCTGCCATAAGCCGCCAAGACTTCATTACCGTACATCGTTGAAGCAACACCTGCTGCTCCTGCAACTGTACTAAGTTTAATTACAGAACCGCCTGTGTTGTCGTACACAAGAGGTTCGTATGCTCGCTGAAAGAAGTAAATCTTGTCATTAAAGTTGACCATCTTCCAGTCGTCAGCAGTGATTGTGTAGCTGCCCGGAGTCTCGTCAGCCAACGTGGTTGTACCGCTGAGTATCTTATTGTTACCTACAGAAAAGACTTTAGTATTGCCATTAGCGTCTCTGAACTCCTTAATAGCACTCAGGTTGTCACTGCCTAACTCTGTCTTGTCAGTAGTCGTGACACTGAGGCCCTTACGTGCCGCTATACGCCCTCTTTTGTCAATCACTGCGTTGTCAGCAGTCTCAGCAAAAGAAGGGTCCTGAGACAACGGTGAGTCTTCAGTGTTGATACCCTTGAAGCCCGGAGCTACAAGATTAATACTTTTTAGTTCTTGTGCCATATAGTGTGTACCTTAAGGCGTGTAGAAGATAGTTTCTTCTGGATGTCTGCCAGCGTCCTGTGCAATAGCGTCTGACAAGTACTTATTAGCCATGGAAAAGTACTCTGGAGTCGAAGTACCACCAGTTTCCCCGCGCTCACGAGCAGCAAAGGCTACAGCAAGGTGTACTACGGGCATCGCTGGTATCTTCAGTGTGTCAGTGTCTGCACTTAAGTCAGGGTTACGTAGAGCGCAGTTAAAACGTAAGGAGTAAACTCCGTCAGGCTTTGGGTAAACGTCGATTAACGTGTCTCCGTCTGCGTCAACACCGTTGTACGTGTAGTACATGGGTGACCCTGTTTCCGGCGCTGACAACAGGAACTGTGAGTCAAACCAGTTGTTAGTCTGGTAGTGCATCACGAAGTTAGACGTGTCGTTTAACACGTTTAGTTCCTTGATGTTATTCTGGCTGCCAGTCAAGGAGTAATTAAAGACGTCAGCCGTAGTAGTAATCGTAAGGGTAGTCCTAAGTGCAGACCAGTCCCATGAGTTTTCCACAAGGTCCTTTGCGTCGTTTACAAGGTCACCTATGAGCTTACTGTAGGAATTGTCCTGCACAGAATTAACTTCTGTTTCCCTCAGCCTCCTAAGTACATTATTGACTAGATCTTTGTAAGTCATTAGATCATTCCTTTAAACAAACTTTCATTAATAATACGGTTTAACTCAACAGTGTAGTCTTTAGGCTGGTACTGTACTCCTACAAACTGCGGTAACTGGTAACTTAAACCGCCCATGTATCCACCTCGTGAACCCGGTGCTCCTGCTGCTCCTGCTGCACCGTCTACTCCGTCTGCACCCGGTGGTCCAACTAAAGGTGGTTCTTCTGGGGTTTCGTTGTCATCACCCGGTGGTCCAACTAAAGGTGGTTCTTCTGGGGTCTCGTCATCATCACCTACGGTTAAAGGAGGTTGTTCATCAGTATCACCACTGTCATCACCTACGGTTAAAGGAGGTTGTTCATCAGTATCACCACTGTCATCATCATCAGTAATAACTACAGTGTCCTCAGTTAATTCTGTTTCTTCTACTGTATCTAAAGGTATTTCTACACTTTCCTCTTGTTTTGTATCATCTTCTTCTATTACTACTTCTTCAGTTAATTCTGTTTCTTCTACTGTATCTAAAGGTATTTCTACACTTTCCTCTTGTCTCGTGTCGTCCTCTTCTATTACTTCTTCTTCAAAAAGTTCTGTTTCTTCTACTGTATCTAGAGGTATTTCTACACTTTCTTCTTGTCTTGTGTCGTCTTCATCGTCACTATAAACTTCTGTAGTATTTCCTACGGAACCTATGGGATCTACAATTCTTTGGGAATCTTCTGTAAAAACAGGAGGTGCTTCTAAAGGAGGTGCTTCAGTTAAAATAAGTTCTTCTGTGTCGTCTTCCTCAGTTAAGCCTAAACCGTCCTGAGAATCATCAGGATCTACTGAAGGAGGAACGTCAGTTTCTTCTCCAACAGTATCAGCTAGTCCGTCTTCTTCACCTTCGTCAAGACCTAAATCGTCAACAGAAGCTTGTACTTCTTCTATAATTTCTCCTGTTCCGGGGTCGTACTGAAAGTCCCCAATAGCTGCTTCAACAAGAGTTCCTACAAGAGCACCGTCTTCAGATAAACCTATTCCTTCAAGAACAGCTTGACCTGCATCAATAATGTCAACAACTATGTTTCCACTACCGTCAGTAAAAATTTCTCCTATTTCTTGTAGAACTCCTCCAGTTGAGTCCCACAATCTACCAGCAGCATCAACAAAAACTTCTTTTAATTCTTCTCCGGTAACAAGGTTACCTTCTTCATCAAAAATAGGTATCTGTATAGAAGTACCGTTTATTTCAAACCCAACAGGTATTTTAAGATCTAGTGTTACACCTTCGTTTGGATCAAAAGTAACGGCAATAGGTCCCTTAAGACCTTCCATAATACCTTCGCCAATAGAATCAAGAAGCTCACCTAAAGTTGACGGTGGTCCTCCAGTGCCAAACAAAACGTTTTTAACTGTTTCCGACAGTCCTTCTAAAGACTCTTTAATTTCAGGCCAAAAAGTAGATAGTTGGTCTTCGTTTAACTCTTTTAAGTCTACAGTTCCTTCAGGTCTAGGAGCTACTGTAGTGTTAATGTAGTCAGTAACAAAGTCTTCAGAACCTTGTACAGAACTTCTTGTTCCTCCAATAAGTTCATTGACTTCTTCAGTAGTTGGTCTTCTGCCTAACTCTGCCTGAAAGATTCTATACAGGTCTTTTATGTTTACGGTGTTTTCGTTTACATAAGTTCCTACTTCTCCTGACAATATTACTTCTATACTGCCTTGAGAAGCTCCTTCTTCTAAGTCATTAATTCTTGAATTAGTTACGATTTTTTTTATTTCTTCAGGGGTTGCTTCGTATCCTCGTTGTTCAAAAAGGTTTCTTACGTAGTTTATATCACGCGCATTTAAACCGTCTATAAGAGTTTCCGCAGGTAAAATTGTAACCCCACCGTCAGCTCGGACTTCAGGTTGCTCTTTAGGAACGAGCTTTCCAGTATCGTCTGGTACATAAACAACACCGTCATACCTGACGCTTGCTAGTTTTCCGTCTTTTGTATAAACTCTTTGGCCACGTGTAAATATTTCTTTTTGACCCGGCCCTTCTTCTCTTGGTTCTTCAAGAGACTGTGCAAGAGACATCATCTCATTGTAAAATTCTACAAATCTAGTACCAGCATCTCCATAATCTGATAACTCAAACTGCTGTAGTTGCTCGTAAGTTATGTCTCCGTTTAAATAACGCTTGACAAGTTCCCGAAATGTTTCTGTGTCTTCAATAAGCCATTGCGTTTCTTGAGGTAACGTGTCGTAGTATTCCTCATCACGACGTATTTGTCCTACATTGTCGGCTTGCCAGAATTGTTCTAATATTTCAAAAATGTCATTAGAATCAAAAATGTCAAGATTTTCAAATATATAATCAAACAAGTCTACCATTACTTTGACACCCTAGATTTTTTCTTGTATACCCTTAGAGCTTCTAAATCTACTGATAAACTTATAAATTTATTACTCATTACGATTATTCCAGAGATCAAACAGAGTTTTAATCTTTTCTTCCACTACGTCCATACGGGACATTAGCTTACCCAAAGTAAGGACAAGCACAATAAAGCCCACAAAGATAGGCCAGATTGATCCAATAAGATCAACGTACTCCACATCGTCAGTCCTTCTTTTTGTGGATTAAGTTTCTGACTGTATCAGTCTCAATGATTCTAATGACAGTCCATATAATGCTTAAAGCAGCGGCCACAGCAGGAAGCCAACCCATTAAGGTTGATACTGTAGTTGTTACCGCTACTACGTCTACTACGGCCTTTGCTTCCTCTTGCATTACTTCTTCGCCTTGCCTACTACTAAAGCACCAATTTCCAACAGCTTGTACAACTTGCTAACGATCTTGTCGTCTTTAGGCGTGGGGGTTAAAGCTGTAATCGCTGAACATGCAGTGACCAAAGCTGTAATTGCGTTAATATATTCTAGTATTACCATGGTACACCTGCTCCTTTTGTTGGGTTTTTGTCTAGCTCAATCTTTGCTGCCAGAGACGCTTCAATCGCGTCCTTGTCAACACCGTTGTCCCAGCACCAGCCTAAAGCCATGTCCTCTGTGATGCTGTCGTAAGCAACAAATGAAGGGTCTGAAGGGTCTGGGGTAAAACCACAAGTGCCGTAGGATGAAGCTGAGTAAGTTACAGCGTCCTCGCCAGTGCCTACGGTTTCTGATGCGCTAGCTCGCCAGTGGGCAACGACTACGCCACCGTCACTGAGTTCACGTTCTAATGTTGAGATTGTCCAAGTTGTCATATTTGTCTCCTGTTAAGATTCTAGTGCTGCGACTCTGGCGCGTAGGCTTTGTATTTCTTTGACAAGCATTGGTACTAGCTTACTGTAGTCAACGCCCATCATTTCTTCGGGGTCTTCTGGTGCTGAGACAGCTTCAGGTGCAACGTCAAGTAGTTCCTGTGCGACCATGCCGTAGTCTTGATGTGAGCCGTCAGACTTCCAGTCAAACTTGCGCACTTGGATAGCGTCTACTTTGCTACCAGCGTCATCAGCGTCTGCAATGTTTTCTTTCAGACGTTGGTCTGATGAGGTGTTATAAAGAACAGCGGTTGTCCCACTTTGCGTTACTGAGCCAATAGCACCGCCGTTATATGCAAAATTCATATAACCGTTACCGCTTGATGTGCCGTTCGCATGACCAATGCCAATGCTTCCGACGCTAGTGTTTTGCATCAAAGCAATGCCCTGCGATGGTGTATTACTTGAACTAGTAGTCCCCACCAGCAAGTTGCCGCTTGCATCTAGCGTCATAACAGTGCTTGTTGCATTGTCAAACTTTAACGGCCCTTGACCACCATTAGCCCATGAATAGGCAATAGTTGTACCAGCGGCATTAGTAGCACCGTCAGTGCTAATACTGAAGATGGCTTTATTGCTGTAAAGAAAGAGTTGCTCTGTATCAGTAGAAGACGTGTCACCAATTTGAAGACCGTTAGCCGCAATAGTGGTGGCGTTGATGCCGACATTGCCGCTGGCATCGATGCGCATGCGTTCTGCAAAACCAGCCCCAGTTACAGGATTAGTGCTACTGCCAATCCTATAATATCCATTAGAATCAATAACATCAGTGACATCACTTGTAGTGCTAATAAACCTACTGGATTGACCAGTACCAGTTGTAGCAGAACCGTTCTCTTGTATAGATATTGCGTTGGCTGTACTAGATTTAAGATGCAAAGGCGCACTAACTGAACTAGTACCAATCCCGACGTTGCCATTTGCATCAATGCGCATGCGTTCAACAGCATCAGCACCTTCAGAACTTGTTCCGGTTGACGTGTGAAATGCTAATTCGCCTCCAGACCCGTCAACATTTTTAGCTAATGCTTTTATCTGAACTGCGTTGTTTGGGCCTTGCTGACTCCCATCTTCATTGTAAAAATTAATAATACCGTATGGATTATTTGCGTTGGCAAACCCTGACATTTTAATTATAGGTACGCCAGTTGTGCTTTTACTAAAAACTACATCTCCATTGTTAGTAATGCCATCAGCAGTCACAGTACCCGTTACGTCTACGTTGCCACTTGGGTTCAGCCCAATTTCAATAACAGTACCACCACTATCTAAATCAGTTGTGTACAAACGTCCGTTAGTTAAGTCTACGGCAAGCTCCCCAGCTACTAAGTCGGAGTCCGTTGGGGCACCTGTGCCATTTTTAGTTACAATTGTTGTAGCCATTGTTTAAGTTCCTCTTTAGTAAGTGCCGCCTGAAAGCGTACCTGTTGTCATATT